GTTGGTAAACTGAGAAAGCAGTTTAGAGGAAACCACAACATCATAGGCACCAGGAATAATCTTGATGTTTTCTACCTTGAAGTTGAAAGTAAACTCTTGGTCAGTCTCACCAACAACGATGGCATACTCGTTAGAAGTATCATTCTTCTTATCACGGACCACCAGTTTGATGACACCTGCTTCACCAACGGCAGATAAATCGGGCAGTTGATACACTGCTGCTGCCTTCACCAGTTTCTCCAAAGAGGCACTATCCAGTTGGAAGCAAACATCTTGAGAAGGCAGATTAATTTCCTTCTCAGGAGGAGCGATGATGACATTGGGGTCAGCGAAGAAATACTTCACACGACGCTTACCTTCTTTGATACTCAGATAAGAATCTTCTTTAAAATCAAGGTCAGGGTCACTGTGGAGACTCAGACCATTCAGAAACTGGTTGAGGTCATAGATGGCAAAGTCTCGGGGAAACTCTTCAGTGATGTCTGCTTCTGCCAGAATATTCTTGGCAACAGAAATGGTGCGGAGTTTGGTGCCTTCCTTCACAAGAATAGAGTTGTTGATGCCCGCGAAATTCTTGAGGATAGTCAGAGTGTTGTCAGAAAGTTTCATGGTCTTTTCTTGAATCTTCATTGGTTGTAGGTTTCGCGGACGGCGTTTTTGTCGTTAAAATTCATGAGGAGGACTGCATAGTGAAGAATCTTCATAATATCACGGCGGGCACTTCCTTTCTTGTCATAACGGGAAGCATATTTGAGAATATTACTGCGACAGAATGCCTCCCCATCGCCACATGCTTCGATCAGATCCAAAGTCTGGATTTTCTGATCACCAGCAGAATAGTGCTGGCTGTAAGTTCCACGGATGTACTCAAGAAGTTCTTTCACAATTTCTTCTTCATTGTACTTCCAGGGAGTACTAGGTGATTGTTTAATAATTTCTTCGCTCATTTTGTTTTGAATCAAGAATTCGTAGTCACTGTGACCCCACGGGGTCATACCATCATTGATGGAATAGGGATATTCGTCCATAATAAGAAAAGGCACTTTTTTTACCTGCCCCAATTATATCAGAAAGGTGCTTCGGGTGCAACTTCTTCAGTAGGAAGTTGGAAGTCAACATCCACCTTGTCATAGAGTTCAAGGAATGCTTGCTTGGTTTCGTCGTCAAAACGGTTGACACACACTTGGATTGCTTTTGCCTTGTCACCAAAGATGCTATAGGCACGGATAATGTGGACCAGGCGGCGGGTGCTGATAATCTCTTCAATGCCACCATCGTAGAAGGTCTTACGGATGATGTCTGCCCAGTCAGTCAGACGCTTACAGAAGTCAGCATCACTAACACCAAGACCAGCAGCAACACCCTCAAGGATCTTTTGCTCAGTCTTAGGAGTCGGATACTCCTGCTCAAAAGTCACAGGGAAACGCTCAAGGAACGCCTCATTCAGAACGTTAGTGCCGATGAAGCGACCATCATCAGAACCTTTACCTTTGGTATTTGCAGTGGCAATGACGTTGAAACCAGCAGCAGGTTTGATCCACTTACCAATCTTCTTGAGGAAGACACCCTTGCCTTCTAGAATAGACTGAAGGCAGAGGATCTTATTAGAAGCCAGGTCGATCTCATCAAGGAGAAGGACTGCTCCCCGTTCCAGTGCTTCAATGACGGGACCATTATGCCATGCAGTATTCCCATCAACAAGCCTAAAACCACCGATAAGGTCATCTTCATCAGTCTCAATCGTAATATTTACACGAATCAGTTCACGCTTCAGTTGAGCACAAGCTTGCTCCACACCGAACGTTTTGCCGTTGCCAGAAAGTCCAGTGATGAAAGTAGGATAGAAAAGACGGGACTCAACAATTTTGCGAATATCGCCAAAGTTACCAAACTTGACGAAGGTGTCATCTTTCTCAGGAATAAGGTTTTGCTCAACAGCAGGAAGTGCAGCAGGTGCTTTTACAGTTTGTTCCAGTTGCTCTCGTGCCTCTTGAATAGTCAGATTCCACTTACCACGACCAGTCTTGAACTGATCGATTTTCTTGGTAACAGTCTGGTAGTTAGAACCATTCATAGCACACCAAGCACGAATGTCGGCGGCAGTCACAGACTCGCCGTACACTGCTTGGAGCGAAGTGCGGATGTAGTCGGCGGAGATGGTCATGATGTCGTTTGTGTTTTTCAACTGAAGTTATTATACAAGAAAAAAGGGGTCCGAAGACCCCCCAATGTGCCAGTTTAAGAATTGGACAGGTGATCTTTCAATTCTTCAACCAATTTAGTTCTGCTATGTCTTCTATCCAACTCAATACCATGCTCTCTACCATAATTTTCAAGTTGTTTTTTAGACATTTGTTCCAGAGGACTTGCTTCAGTAAGAACTTCCTCTTCGGGAGAAACTACAACATCTTCTACCAGTGGTGCTGGTGTTGGTTCTACAACTGGAGCAGGCGCTGGTGCTGCTTTCTTACCTCCAACCAAATTTCCGAATCTAGTCATTTTTGATACCTATTCTATAAAAATATTTATCAGGCAACAAGTTCCACAAACTCTCCAAGAATTTTTTTATTCATCTTTTTGGATTTGAGACTCTTGACAAAGGCAGACTTGATTTGTGTTTTAGTCGCATCTTCCTTCACTTCAAATTCAGTATCCTGTGCAAGGGCAGTGGCAGAAATACCAAAGTAAGTATTATAACCAGAAGACTTAATGCTGAAAGCACGTTCTTTCTTCCAAGTACTCATAGTCTTTTCGTTCTCAGGACCAAAGTATCCACAGTAACGGCGGATAAAGGATCCAGCATCACGAGACTCAAGAACACGAATACCAATGAAGTTGATATCTTTGAACTTGTCGCGGAGGTTGCGGAGAAGAACATCAGTAAACTCATACCACTCGCAATCGAGTGAATAAGTCATACCAGTCTTACGGTCACGAAGATAGGAGTTAGGGTAGATGTTAGAAGTACCGATATAAGGTTCATCATCAAAACGACGATGAACTTCACGGTGATACTTACACATTGCTGCCTCACCATCAGTCAGAACAACACACTGAACTTTCTGCAGTTTATTCTCCTTCTGGAACTTAGGAAGAATCTGATGTAGAGCAATCAAAGTCTCATTCAGAGGAGTTCCAGAAAGACTCATACCATAAGGAATTTGATAGCGAACAAAAGAGTTCCAACGGAAAGCCTTAGCAAGACGGAACAAATTCTTCATCTGTTCTTCCAGAGTTTTACCATTGGTCTTACTGGTGAGCATATTCATCAGAGAGAACCACTCACCAACCTGAACCAGACCATCTTTCTTAGTATAAGCAAGTTCACGAATGGCTGCCTTACCATCTTCACTGTAAGAAACCAGTGGATAATCGCTGGTGAAGGCATAAACCTCAAAAGGAATAGAAACCTTTTTGCAGAACCATACAAGGTTGAAGAGTTGCTTGACAGTATCCAGCATCACATCACCCATAGAACCAGACCAGTCAAGAATAAACACCAGTCCGTGACTCTTACCATCAGCAAGAGTGGTAACCTTCTTGAAAAGGTCTTCGTTGTACTTGTAGGTGTGAAGTTTGGAACAGTCCAGAACACCAGTTCGGGCAGTAGTAGCACGAGCATAGGAGTCTGCTGCCTTACGGCACTCAAACTCTTTCACCAGATAGTTGACTTCTTTCTGAGCAGAACGTTTAAACTCTACAAACTTCTTATCAACTTCACCAAAGACATCTTCGTAAGAGTATTCTTGCTCTTCGATCCAAGATCCCCAGTATTCCTTACACTTATCGTGGATTTCAGAGTTGGGAACAATAATTTTATTCAGGTCAAGTTTAGGCAACTCAAGATAGACATTCTCAATACCATTGTTTTCAACAAGTTGCTTGAGTGCTTCCTCAAGAGACTCCATGGTCTTAACTTCAGGTTCCTCATTAACGTCACCACCCTGATAACTAGGAGTGTCTAGGTCAGCATCATCCTGCATCGGAGAACCACCAGAAGATTCTTCAGTCTCACCATCATTCTCACCCTCAGGTTGGTCAGCAAAATCAGAGGCAGATTGATTACCACCAGTTTGCTGAGACTCCAAGGAATCCATAGGAGTTTTCATTTCTTCTTCCTGCTTTTTCTTACAGAACTTGTAGAGTTTCTCAGCAGCAATCAAAACATCAGCAAAAGTCTCAGTCTCTCCAATCATAGAGACAATCTCTTGCTCATCATCCTCAAAAGGTACATTTGCAAAGTTACCAAGTTTATAGTAGAGATTGACTTTATCTGCAAGGTTATAAGTCTCAAGATCTTCACCTTCAATCTGGAAAAAGTCTTCTTCGGCAAGTTCTCCATATCCACGATAGAAAGTCTTGGAAAGACCAGCATAACGACGCTTCATCAGTTTCTCAATGCGAACGTCTTCCACCACATTCACAAACTGAGGAGGAACCTTACAAGTTTCCAACCAGTTCTCATCGGGAGTGTAGAGAGCATGACCAACCTCATGACCCACCAGAAGGTCATAGACGGTGCTGCTTGCCTTCTCCCACATCGGCAGGGTCAGCACACGAGTATGGACATTGAAGCAGGCAGTCTCAACCTTCTTGTGCTCCACCACAAGGTCTTCGGTGGCAAGGAGCTTAGCGAGTTGAGACTTGATTTCGTGGCGGACGGTCATAGTCATTCGTTCGTATAGACTCATAATACGACGAAACCGCCTTATCAGGGCGGTTCATGTGACGCTTCTTAAACTGTCTCAACGCTTCTCTGCGTGCTCTCATTGCCTGAGGTTTGAGAGACCGTTTCTGCTCCTTCTTGGAGTGATGCTGCCAGTTTGGGGTGACCATTTTTCCTCCTTAGTTAAGATACCATACGGGAAAAACCTTTGACTTTTTCGAACCTTGTGACACTTTCAAATTTGTCTTGTAGGTCCGTCTTGTGAGAGATGACAAAGATATTAGCATCCTTAATCACATATCGGATAATTTTGAGGAACTCATCGGTTCCGAACCCATCCAGTGAAGAATCAAATACCTCATCCATAATCAGCAGGTTGGTGTTGACTGAGTTTTTGAGTCTAGCGACTTCCCTCCAAGTAAAAAGTAATGCTAGATCGATTCTCATTTTTTCACCTTCACTAAACGAACTGTAAGAGAAGTCTTCGTGAATGGGTGATTTTACAGTTTCGTTGAACTCTTCGTTTAGATGGAAGTTAATATAAAAATCCATCAGTTGAAGATAACGATTGACCTGCTGATTTATGAACGGAAGATACTTTTTGATTATCTTCGTTTTTACACCATCGTCCCTGAGAAGGGAGTAGGCAAAATCGTAATGAACGATTTCCTGTTTTTTAGTAGAGAGGTCTTCTATTGTCTTGTGGAGATTTTCTCTAAACTCTTCTAGCTTCTCATGTTCAGAATTTCTGTTTGCAAGGTTCTCGGTAAGTTTTTGAATTTCATGCTCAAGATCTCTGATTTGTCTCTGGTTGAGGCTAATCCGAGTATTGTTTTGAGAAATGCCATGCGTTAGTTTTGTAATCTCCTTAGATAGGGCAGTGAATTGACGCTCTCTCTCCTGTTCGAACTCAATTGTTTTTTCAAGTTCGTCATAACCATCTTTAAGTTCCTTTGCCTTATTTTGAGCGTCGCTAATTCTATTTAACCGAAACTCTTCTTCTATACTCTGAGTACAGGTGGGACAAACCGTATTTTCAGTAAAAAACTTATGTTCTTTGGTAATTGTACTTACCTTTTGAGAGATTTTACCCCTAAGATTGTTTAGTTTTACTAACTTTTTACCAGCATCAATAACTTCTTCTTGTTCTTTGGTGAACTTATGAATTTCTTCCTCAGTCTTGGCATTCTCTTCCATGTAGACGCCAACTTCATTATCCAACTTGGTAATCTTTTCCTTATTGGAATTGATGTTGGCATGACCACGATTTTCCAACTCATCGATGAAGTTCTGCTGCATTTCCATCTTGTCTTTGAGAGTTTCTTTCCTAAGATCAAGAGATTTGATTTGATCCTTCTTCTCACGAATCTTGTCCTTGATGAGAGCATTCATCGCAGAGAAGATACGAATATCCAA